GTGTTGCCGAGGATGTGCAGCAGGCCGATGTCGTAGAAACCCATGCCGGGGACAAAGGTGTACTTCACGAAGTTCTGGCGAGCCTCGGGCAGCTCTTTGGTGTCTTCGTCATAGTTGCGAGCGATAGACAGAATTTCCTTGGTCGAGACATCGATGGTCACGCGGTAAGGAATTTCGAGGCCACTCTCACGGCCCTTGTACTTATGCTCGAAGCCGTTGATGTCGAGTTCGCAATAGCACTCGTAGATTTCGCGATCACGATCTTCGGGATTGAGAGTGCCTTCCGAGATGCCCTGCTGGGCACTCTTCTCGCGTTGAACAGGGTCGAGGTCTTGTGGCTTAGGTGTGGATAACTCAATATCTTTATACACACCAAGGATTTGCAGGCGCTTCACGGTTGAAGGACGCATCATAACGCGGTGCGTTACACGCTTGGCGTTTTGGAGGTCTGTTGCCGCGTTGTTAACAATCAAGTCATCTGCATCAACAGTTTCGGAGACAGGACGGTTACGCAGCGGGCAAAAATAGACCTTCTTAAACGCCGTGCCACCGAAGCCAAGCATGAGCAACATGCGGTCGGTGTCTGGGTAATATTCTGAGGCCACAGCCGTCAGATAGTGGTTGAGGTCTTTCTCCAGAGCCTCACCGAGCTGTTCTTGCTCAATGGTCGAGGCAACCGCGTCATTGCGAATTTTAACGGGGCCATCTGTAGGCAAAAGTTCAGACCTAGCATTGGCTTGGAAGCGCAAAACCGCCTCAAGGAGAAGCGGGTGACGGACCTTAGACATGCCTTCGACAGGTGCGCCGTCTGTAGCGCCTTGCAGGCCGGGGATTTCAATCTTGAGACCGAGGAGCTTGATGCCTTGTGCGCGATCCTCAACCCAATCACGGCGGCTCTCAAGGTCATCCTCGATGCCACGCATCAGATCGCCAGAAATGCGCGTCAGCTCGCCATCATCGATCTCATCAACCAGATTGCGGAACCACTCGCGGGTCTGCTCTACGGTCGAATCCTCGCCATCTGACAGCGATTTGCCATCGAGGGAGATTGTGATGGAGCCGTCTGGATGCTCGATTTTGAGGATGTTGCCATCATTGTCATCGTGGATGGTGTCGCCACCCATGTCCACAGTGACTTCCGAATCATCGCCCTCAATAGCTTGAGGCGCGTCAGGTTGGATTAGCCGCAGGTTATGCGGGACGAGACCCGGAGATGGCATACTTTAACCCTCTTCGACAGGCAGCAGTTCCATTTCCGCAACGAAACGGCGAATGCCCTCTTGAGCTGCAAGAGTATCATTCTTGGCTTGGATTTCATAGGTGCGGGTGTAGTCATAGGGCGGTTGGCCCCAGACCTCGACCGAAAACGATCCCAGACCCACCGGAGTAGCGGGTCGAATTACATCAACAATGGCGTTTGCCAAGATACGGGCCATTTCATCCTCAAAGCGGGCTGGGTTCGCGTTACGAGCCAACAATATAACATATTAAATGGAAAAAGCCGCCAGTGGGTGTCTCTTCCACTGACGGCTTAACGGAGACAGGTTGAATCCTATCTTGCCCTCTGCACAAACATCATAACACAAATCGTTATGCACCCAAATCTGTTTTTGCTTCCGCTGGTGGTTCTGGCAGGGGCATCCAGTGGGTCGGGCATACATCCCATTCCCCGTCATACCAGCCGGATTGGATTGGGTCCCAAGATGCAAGGGCCATGATCGGCCACCCGGACTCATCCCAGAACACAAAGATTTCCGTACCGTCCTTTGGTGCGGTTGTAATCAGTTGCCATTCAGTCATTACCCCCTCCTTTGCCATCAATGGTTTTCAAGTCGGCTGTCGATGGTGTCTTGATCGACATATTGACCTTACGCATCATGGTGAAGGTCAATTCTTTGGCGGTCTGGTCGCTTGTCATGTCAGACACGCGGACCAGATAGCAGAAGGCTATAGCCCGCTGTGCCACAAAGTCCTCAAAAGCTGTCGGGTCCAGATCGCTTAGGTCCAGCATGGTTGCGCTATCATCAATGCCATCATCATCATTATCAGACATCACGACCTCCTTTGCTGTCGATAAAAAGCATGGTGCCTGTCATCGCGTAGGAATTTGACTTCAGCCTCTAGCCTGTCCAGCTCTCTGGCTAGGCCAATCAACTCTTCAGCCATACAGAACTCGGTAGCCATACCGCCCCGCGTTATACGGAACGCAGCAACCAGCTCCTCGATAAGCTTTTCGTCCGGGTGCATACCTTTCACGAATACTGTTCCTCTAATTGTCTCATGCTGATGTGACGGTACTGCAATATGTGGCCTGCTTGGATTTGCAGCTCGTAAATGCCGTACGACCAGCCAGTTGTCGCCGTCCCCGCATACTTAGCGACGTACCCATCTGGCATCGATGACCCAAGGTTAAGAACCTCAATTGAGTTGTTGATCCCAATTTTGGGTACTTTGCGGAATGTGGATCGGTGTGTATGGCCGAACACGATGGAATGTGTCGCGTGGTTGGCAATCTGGTTTTCAGAGTTTTGACCGCCATATGGTCGCCCCATGATGTTCATTGGCACATGGATAAAACCAACCCCGTCAATCATCAGCCACTGCCCATAAGGGTGGATGCGCCAACGATACCGAGCCGCCATCTCCTCAAATTGGGTGTACAGGGTGCCAACTGTTTCTGGGTTCTTGTTCTCAAACCGATTGATTCGGTCTTCGTGGTTGCCTGCCGTCATATCCAACGGGATGTCCAAATAGCTCATCTCTTTATAAAAGGCGTTCATAGCCTCTTCGCAGCTTTCCAGATCAGTCTTAAAAGATGGCCTTTGAGCGTGTCCTAAAGAACCGCGCTCCTCATGCATCGACACGCTGTCCCATGAGGCAAAGTCCCCGATATGGACAACCCGGTCGGGCTTTAACTGAGCGGCGTGTTTGCCCATCCATTTGAATCGGTCCTTGGAGATGTTGGGCTGGTCGTGGCTGTCACCGATTGCCATGATGGTCATGGACTTCTGTTTGCCCATGATAATTCTTGGCTTGGTAGGGGTGTTGGAATTAGCGAGTGCCAGCTTTAGGAGGCGGTTCTCTTCTACTAGGGTTTGATGTTTTTCAATAAGGGGGGAAACTCTCAGCGGTTTGTTTTTGAGAATAACAGACCGGACTGTGCTTTCGTTCCTACCCAAGTAATAGGCAGTTTTATTGATGCCGCCCATCTGCAAGATGAGAGCTTGTAACTCTGGTGGGCTTAATATCATGATGGGCCTCGCCGCGCCGCACCATGCTATAGTATGTTGATATTGTGACAACTATTTGATGGCTAAAAACAAACCAATGTTTGAAAAGGCATATCCTGCATAAATGATTGCCATCGGCGTGTTGCCAAGTAAGTACTGATTTATGGAGATATAACCATAAATCAGACCCACCAGAATTATGAGCGGCCCGCTCACGAATCAAAAACCATGAGCCATACCGCGACCCATATAGCCATGACGATTAGAGTACCGACAGCCTCAGTCATGCTTCGTCTCTGCCAAGTTTGCGGCTGTGAGTAACGTAATCATATTTGGCCCAGTGCGGCTTTTCATCTTCTTTGGCAGCGCGACCCGGGTCCCAGATGCCAACCTGTGCGCTGGGTCCCATGTCTTCTGCCAGCCTGTAAATAGAGGATGGCGTAAACCCAATTGGGTCAAACGGCAGACCATCTTCACATTTTGGAACACGGAACCGATCCAGCGGGTCTATGGGATCGGTGCGAAAGTTGCGGTTAATGTTAATAGGCATTGGCTCAACAGGGAAGGCATGGACAAAAGCTGTCACCTCCCGAAACTTGTCAATGTCAGGGGTCCCGCCAAAGTAAGCCACAGACATTGGCTCATAGATGTGGTGTTCAATGACTTCCAAGTCCCAGCCCACGCCGTAGACGGTGGCGTAAAGCTGTGGGGCAACCGCTGGAATGAATGTGCTGGCTGATGCGACCGCAGCCGTAGTGACAATACCACTGATGAAGAAGCGTTTAGTAATCATAATTATCCCCTTTTATAGTTTA